TCGCCGCCGTCGACCTGGACCCACTTCGGATCGTCGTGGCCAGACACCGGCACCGACTCACCGAAGTGTCGGTCCCACCACACAGTTCCCAAGATGGCCGCCATAGTGAGCTCGGCCTGCTCGGTCCAGCGCCACATGTGCTGGACCGCCGCCTGCGCGCCGTCTGGGACCTCGTCGATCCCCCACAGCTCGCAGGCGCAGTGCGGGCAAGACGTCGCCCCTTCCACATCGTGGCAGAGCGAGCAGGGGCCATGTGCCCCGGGTTCTTCAGTTGTTTTCGGCGTTTCCGCCTGGCGGCCACCCGTGGTTTGGGTGGCGCACCCGGGAGGATTCGAACCTCCGGCCCTCTGGTTCGAAGCCAGATGGCCGTCCGTTGGTGCGTGTCTCATGCGTCTATCCTTGGTTGGTGCCTGATGTTTGTGGTCAGATGGTTTGCGTTTGTCGAGAAAAAAAATCATGCTCCCCAACGGTGCGGCGCTCGGTCGTCTATCTCGAGCGCCTTTCGGAGCCCCGCCCTTGTCATTGCCGCCTGGGCGGGGCTTCGTTTTTCAGCCGTCCGACTGGTGTAGGTGCACGCGCCACTCCGACCCGTCGCGGGCCCCCCAGGCTTCGAGCGTTTCCACGGTTGCATGCACACGCACGCTATCCTCGGCCAGCTCGAGCAGCGCATCCTCAAGCGCCTCAGTCCACTCGGCGATGTGGACGATCTCCGATCGCAGGCAGGACTGGTCGATGGCGGCTTCGATCTGCTTCGTTGCGGTGCTCACACCGCGAAAGCCCCGACCGCGGAGCGGTACGGGGCTGGTGGCCAGCTGGCGGCGCATCTACATGCCGTCTGGTTCGTAGTTGTAGTCGGACTCAAAGTTTCCCGTTTCCAGCTTTCGCTCCTCGGACATCTCCCATTTGATGCACTGGCGCGCCTCGACAACTTCCCACCCTCCGGAGATGAGCTCGCTTGTGCGAGAGTCGAACTCCCGGGCTCGAGCTTTGCAGATTCGAAGGTGTCGTTCTGTGGCGTCCACAACCTAACTATGGTGTCACGTTGGGGTATACGCAAGGGCTATTTGCTACGAGCGCGTCGATTCCTTCCTCATGGCGGCGCACACCTTGAGTTTTCCAGCCGTGCCGGAGTGCTCGAGCATCCACTCTGCCCAGTCGAGAAGGGTGAGGCCTCTCTCTGCGCGCCATGCCTGGGGGTGAGGCGCCAGTTCGAGGCGAGCGCGAACTTCGTCGCATTGCAAGGCCGCTTCCGCTCCTGAGCCCGCGCGGCTCGCTTAGCCCGCTCCTCGCGCCGTCTCGCCTTGTCGAAATCCGCAGCGGCCTTGCTCTGTTCGCCAGCAAAGGCCTTCCTGGCACAGCTAGACCCAACTTTGAAGCGCGCACCATCTGCCCCTTCGAATCGGTAGACGTCCCAGATGGCGGTGCCACAGTGATCACACGATCCGCCGCACATGTTCGTTGTATACGCATCGCCCCGCGCCTCTCGCGACGCGTTTCGCCGGACACGATCGCCGGTGCTTTCGGCACCAATGAACCGGTAGGGGCCGGGCGCCAGGTGGTCGAATGGGTGCGTCGTGGCCATAGTGGGTGCTGCGTTGCTCATCCTCACCTAACTATGGTGTCACGTTGGAGTGTGCGCAAGGTGGTCGCGTCGATTTTCCGAAAGAATCCCCGAGGCCAGACGCAGCTCGCGGCCTGGACCCCACCGGGCCACGGTGCTAGGTAGGAGTAGTGCCGTCGAGTCGCAGAGCAGTCCGGGCCAGGTGCACCTCGTGCGAATGGGCCGGCCGCCGCGTCCCAGAGAGTGTGGCGGATGCTTGCCCGCACTGCGGTGAGCCCACGGAGCGAGCTGGGACCCAGGCCCCGCGTTCGCACGAAGGGCCGCGGCTACGCAAGGTCGTACGGGTGCTCCCGAGCACTCACGTGCTGCTGAGTGCTGCTGAGTGCGCCGTCATCCTGGACGGGGTGGCTGCGGCTCGTCGCATTGGGGACTCGTAGGTAGCGCCCGCTCCCACGCCGTCATCACGATCGCTCGGACCACGACCGCCAATGGCCCCGCGAGGCGCAGCGTCTCGGCTACTGCCACAGGTAGGCGGATGTACACTCCCACGTAGCTTGCTCTCCCTGTGCGTGGACGCCCAGGGCCCCGGCGCGGCAGGATCGACACCGCACCCGCGCACTTTGGGCAGGCTCTGAGAGCACGCGAGGGAGTGCGCCGGTAGCCCCGCCAGTCACAGGAGCCGCACCGTACAGGTACGCGGGGTGGGATGGGTTCGGCCAATGGGCTTGACGATATCTACAAAATGTAGCAAGTGATAGGGAATGAGCGACGAATCGTGTCAATCTGTTCTCGACGAGCAACGAATGGGAGCGCAAGCACCTCGTCTCGGCGGCCGAGGGGCTCTCGAAGGGGGAGCTGGGGGAGCTGATCGTTGCCACGCGAAAGCAGGCGGCCTCATCCAGCATCCGGTCGGGGACCCCGAAGCCGACTCGATATGAGGAAGCTGCGGGCATTTCTCGACGTGAAGCGCTGGAAGCGACCTCCGATCCCCCTGGAAGAGGACGACGAAGAAGAATGACCCCCGAACTCTACCGAGCCGACCCCGCCCCGCCCCGCACACTCGGGCTCGCCCGCATCAACCCACGCGTGCCGGAGGGTGCGCACCGAGCTGCGTGGATCGAGCGGCGCAGGCGCACCCGCAAAGACCCGGACGAGACGCTGCGCCGGGAGATGCGAGAACTGGCCGACGGCTTGCTTGCGGGGCGAATGTCACGTGCTGCACACAAGGCGATGGACAAGCTTGAGGCGACGACCCGCGGGTGCACCTACGCCGGGATGACGTACGAATGAAGCTCAAGAAGGCACTGCCGGCTACTGAGAGATAAGCGCCTATGATCTCCCCCGAGCAAACCCAACGCGCGTACCAACTCGCGCAAGCCCAGGTCGTCGACGACGAGATCGCCGCCACGCTGCGCGCCGAGGCCGTGCTGTCCCGCGTTGACCTCGACGGCGTCGAGCCGATCCAAGACCCGGGGCCCGAGGAGCTACCGGGCGAGCTCGCGGTCCAGTGCGAGGACATGCGATCCAAGGGGCGGACCGTCGCAATGGAGATACTGTATCAGCTCGTGAGGGACGGCGACCCGTCGTGTCTGCAGTGGTTCGGGCGGCACTACCTCGGGCACGACGCGAGCAAGTTCGACGAGCAGGTCCGAAAGCACATCAAAGAGATGTCTCGGATGTCTACGCCGGAGCTACAGCGCGCGGTGGAGGCATTCAAGCTCAAGCTGGTTGGTGGGACGTGAGCGCAGGAATCAACGAGCCTGAGGAGTCCCTGCTCGGGGCAAGGATCGACGACGAGCTCTCGTTCATCGCGAGCCTCCCACCGGAGCGGCAGCTCACGATGCTCAAGTCGCTTGTCACGATGGTCTATCTCGCGCTGGACGATCACGCGGAAGTACCAAGGCACCTGCACCCCTCGGACATCGTTGATAAGTATCTGCAGCGAGGAAACATCCTCAAGGACGGAGATTGGTGAGGGAATGAGCGACGAAAGCAAAAGCACAGCATCGAGCGCCGGCACGGGTCTATCCGGCCTAGTGTTCCTGCTCTTCTTGGGGCTCAAGCTGGCCGGTGTTGCACCGGTGTCGGAATGGTCGTGGTGGTGGGTCACTGCGCCGCTGTGGGGCGTGGCCTGCCTCGTCATGGCCATCATGCTGATCGCCCTACCGTTCGTCTACATCTCGGCGGTTCGCAAGGACAAGCGAAAGCGTGAGTGGAGGGAGAGTCGGGCTCGCAGGGGGTTCGGATGAGCGACGAAAGCAAGCCAAGCTCCACGATCCAGCGCGGAGTTATGCCCAAGATCAAGAGCCACGAGGACTACGAGGAATGTAGAGACTTCGTTTGGGAGCTGAGGGAGATTCATCGCCGAACGCCATCGCGCTACGCCGCCCAGGCATTGGAGTCCTTCTCGCAAGCTGTCGGCCGGTGGGAGGATGAACAGGGGTACGCCAGGCTACATCGTGCGCCTGTCGATCCGTCACACTGCGCGGTGAACCCGTTTTGAAGGAGTGACGCGATGAAGTGCACAGCAGTTGGGTGTGATCACGGGCGCGTGGCGCTGTTCCTGTCAAACGTCCCGTGCGAGGAGTGCAGCGGAACAGGCGAGGTGTCCGACTGGCGGAAGTTCCAAGGTCCGCGGAGTGAGGCCCCGACATCCAATCTCACCGCAGTGATGAATCTGGACGCGGATCGACGAGCCGAGCGCGTCGCGGACATGGCCAGGGACCGATGCCTGCAGCCTGAGCCGCCGGCCGCCGGGATAGATCTTGAGCTGCCACCCGAGGCGCCGATGGGCCATATCGTCGACGCAACGCTCTATGCTATTCGCGCACATCGCCAAAGGCGCAGCACCGACGCCATGCTCGTGCGCATGGGGCTTGATCCTGGGTGGAGGCCCGAGGTCAAAGAAAGCAGTGCTCGCAGGTCGGGAAGGACCACGCGTGCCATCGCCGAGACGCTCGTGCTGGCAGAACAGCACCCGAATGAGCAGGTCTACTTGGTACACGGTGTGCCGCTCAACAGCAGCCCGGCCCCCGATTATCTGTTTTACGAGCTGCAGGAGTACAGTCACAGATGTGAGCTCCGTTCCGACAAGTTGCCCCGGCCGCTGTTCCGGCACCGACGAGGACTGAAGGACCTGAAACACTTCGCCGTCGACCACACCTACGCCCCTGCCTGATGCGTAACCTCGGGATCATAGCTCGGCGAGCAGCGCTCGCGTTCGCCACGGCCCTTGCGGTCGTGAGCAGCGACGCCGGTGCCGCAGCCGACGAAAAGGTCCCGATCGAGTCCCTGTGCGTCACCGAGGACGGTAAGCGCCACGAGGGACAGCTGGCATTCCTCGCCGACGAGAGCCCGATCCGCGTCCTCTTCACGCCGAGGCGCCAGGGCAAGAGCATCGTGCTTGCGCTCAATGAGATCGCCGCAGTCGACGGCAAGCCGGGCTCCTACGCGCTCTACCTCACCAAGACGCGCGCGAACGCAAAGCTCGTCCACTGGCCCACGCTCAAGAACGTATGCGAGCGGACCGGCCGGAAGTACAACGCGAATGAGTCCGACCTCACCCTCACGGTTGAAGGCGGAGGCACTGTCGTCCTTGGCGGGATGGACAAGCTGCGCGACCTGGAGAGCAAGCGCGGTCTCACCTTCCTCGCAGCGGACATCGACGAGTGCGGTGCTCATGTGTCCGCGGTGTTCGAATACGCGTGGGGCGACATCCTCGAACCAATGACGTTCGACCACGGCGGCATCATCAGCTTCGCGGGCACGCCTGGCCCCACGCTGGCGGGCTTGTGGTACAGGCTCACGACGCCGGACATTCACCCGCCCGGCGTCGACGGCAACCCGCAGATCTCGCTCCACCGCTGGCACGGCGGGATCAACCCGTTCGTCCCCGACTGGGAGGCCAAGCTTGCCGCGCTGCTCAAGCGCCGCGGCTGGACCGAGGACAACCCGACGTTCGTCCGCGAGTATCTCGGCCGATGGTGTCGCGATGATGGCGTACTCGTATTTCCGTTCTCGGTCGAGAAGAACTCGGTGCCCGGGCTGCCGACCAAGACCAAGACCGGCCTCGAGATCGACCCCCGCCGCTGGCGCTTCGCAATCGCGGTGGACCCCGGCTACGTCGACGAGTGTGGCTTCGCGATCCTAGCGGCCCACCCGCAGCTCGCCCGTGAGTACGTCGTTCGCACCGAGCGCCAGGACAAACTCATCGCCGACCAGGTGGCGAAGCACATCCGGCGACTCGTCGCGTGGTTGAGCTCGACGTACGGCACGCCGATTGGTGATGGCAAGTACGGCCCCGTCCCGTATCAGCTCGTGATGGACACCGGGGGCCTTGGCAAGGAATACGCCGAGGTCTGTAAACGCAAGTATGCGCTGCCGGTGGAGGCTGCCGACAAGCGGGACAAGGCCGCGAACGTGCGAATCGTGCGGGACGAGCTCATCTCCGGACGGCTCAACGTGCTCGAAGGTGAACAGAACGACGCGATCCGGGAGGAGTGGGCCGTGCTCGGTTGGGACAAGCGCAAGGAAGTTCCCGAGGATGGACAGACCGACCACGCGTCCGATGCCGTGTGCTATGGCCACCGCAAGCTGCGAAGCGAGCGACAGACTGAGGCTGACCCACCGCCGCCCGTCGGGACCAAGGAGCACTGGGACGCCGAGGAGCGGCGCATCATCGAGCGAATGTTGCGCGAGGGAAAGAACGCCGGGAGACCATCATGGGACAAGTGATCGACAATGGCTAGACGGACCAAGAAGCGAACCGACCCAGACATCGCCGCAGAGCCGCCACGCGTCGAAGGGAAGCACGGGCAGATCCGCTACTCGGCCGAGCCCGGCACGAACCTCGGTGTGTTGCGGCGCATCCTCGGCGACTTCTGGGAGGAGCTCAAGGGCGAGGGTTTGACCCGCGGCGGGCGGCTGATCGTGACTGTCGAGCTGGAGAGGAAGCCGGGGACGTGACCGCGCCGAGCATCATCACCCGCCCCGCTACCGCCACCGAGCGCCGACTCGTACAAGCCAGCTGGACGCGCCAGGCGATTCGCGGAAAACGCTTCGAGGTCCCGACGTTCGGAGGCAGCCGCCAGGCCATGTTCCGCGTCAATCGTCGCGTGTACATGAGCGAGGATGCTCTGTATCGAGCTCACCGCCTGCTCGTCGACGACGTGCTCTCGCGCGATGGCGTGTCCGTTGTCGTCGGCGCAATCTCATCGGTCCCGGAAGCCGCACTCGGGTGGGCGTGCGCAGAACTGGGCCTGATACACTTCATTTTCGTGAAAGGCGAGTGCCGTAGAAACGGCGTTGGCACGGCACTGCTCTCCGCAGCCGTCAAGCTCGCTGGGCCAAGCTGGCACGCTTCACACCTCACGAGCGAGGGCGGCAACGCCTTGCTCAAGTCGTGGGAGTCGCAACATGGCCAGCCAAGAGCAGTGGTACCGCAATCGCAAGACCAAGCCGCACAAACAGATCTTTGAGTTCATCCGGCAGCGCCGGGAGGACACATCTGCAACGCTCACAAACGACCTGTTCCGCGACAAGTACGAAGATCGCGGTTCCGTTCTCGACGAGAGAGAGGGCGAGAACAGGGACCGGCGCACACGAGACAATGTGATTGCCAACGCGATCGAGGCCGTCCACAACAAGACCGCGAAGGGGATGCCCGACCCGCTCGTGCAGACGAGCAACGGAGACTTCAAGCTGCAACGCCGCGCGGAGAAGCTCACCGCGTGGCTGCTAGGCGAAGCGGATCGACTCGGCCTGGAGGAGCACGGCGAGGAGGTCGAGCTGGAGTCGCTCATGGTGGGAATGGGCGGGCTGAAGTTCTACGCCGAGGGCGACTCGCCCGCGTGCGAGATTGTCTATGCGGACGACATCTTCGTCGACCCGCGAGAGGAGAGGCAGAAGGCGGTGCGCACGCTCTATCACGTGCGCCCGATGGACAAACTCGTACTCGAGCAACTCTACCCGAAGCACGCGAGCAAGATCCGTGACTCCGAGGTCCTTGGCGACGACGACGAGACCTACGGCCAGGATGACGGCGACATCGTCTCCGGCAGCCACGGACAGGCAACAGAGATGACGCTCGTCGTGGAGGCCTGGCGGCTCCCCCACCGGGGCTCCTCCGGCAGGTGGGTCCAGTGCATCGACACCGCGACGCTGGTCGATGAGCCGTGGGTGTGCGACACGTTCCCGTTTGAGTTCCTGCGGTACGCGACGCGGCCCCGTCGCTTCGACGGGATCGGCATTGCGGAGAAACTGCTCGGCCAGCAGAGCGAGCTCAACATGGTGGGCGGCATCATCTCCGACTCGATCCCTCGGATGGTGACAGCATGGTTCGCCCGCGCTGATACGCAGTTCGCGACGATGAGTTGCGATGTCCCTGGCATGGTCTACACGAGCGAGACCGGTGAGGCGCCGACCGTGCTCGCACCGGCGCCCGTGTCCCCGATGGTCATGCAGTACCGGGACGCCGAGATCGCCCGCTCCTACGAGCACACGGGTGTCTCCCAGCTCACCGCCCAGGGGCAGAAGCCGGCGGGGCTCGACTCGGGCAAGGCCCTGCGCGTGCACAACGAGATCGAGGCGGGGCGATTCTACCTGTACGGGCGCCGTCGTGAGCGCTTCTACACCGGGTGCTATCAGCAGATCATCCGCGTTGCCGATGAGATCCTGAAGAAGAACCCCAAAGCAGATCTCAACGCACTGGGTGGAACTGACGACTTCGAGCAGGTAGCGTTCGGGGATGTGGCGTTCGGGGCCGACCCATACCGGATCAAGGTGTTCCCGGTCTCCCGACTGTCGAACCAGCCGTCGGCCAGGATGGAGGAGGTGCACGGGATCATGCAAATCGATCCGAACATGGACCCTGCAACCGCGCTCGAGCTGCTCGACTTGCCCGACCTCAAGCGACACTCGGCCCTCCGCGACGCCAAGCGCAAGCTGGTGAAGCGGCTGATCAGCAAGGCACTCGACGGCGAGCCGGTGGCCGACCGCGTCAACGAATACACGGACATGCCCTACCTGATCGAGATCGGCGGGCACGAGCACGAGCTGGCCCTGCTCAACGGAGCGGACATCGACGAGCTAGACGAGCTCCGGACCCTCATCGACACCGCGAAAAGCCACCTACAGAACGCCGCTGAGCCGCCCGAGCTCCCCTCTCCCATACCCGGCGCTGCTCCGCCGCCCATGGCTGCCGTACCCGGCCCCGGCCCCGTACCCGGCCCCGGCCCCGTACCCGGCCCCGTACCCCTACCCACAGAGAGTGCATAGAAAATGGACCCGAGCGAAGGAATCCCATCCCCTGAGAGTCTCATGGCGGACGCGTTGGCGTGGGCTGAGTCACCCGATGAAGAGCCCACGCCCGAGCCCACGCCCGCCGCTGACAAGGCTCCGCCCGAGCCCGACCTCGAGGCCAAGGGCGACGACAAGCCTGCGCCTGGAGAGCCCGAGATCAAGGGCAACACCAAGGAGCAGGAGGTCGAATCCGAGGAGGAGCTGTCCCCGTTCGCCGCGCTGGAGGCCAAGGCGCGCGAGCAGGCTGAGAAGTACCCGCCCAAGCCGGCGGAGCCCGAGCCCGCCGCCGCGCCATGGGACAAGCTCACCGAGGCTCTGGTATCCAACCAGGCGGGCTCCAAGCAGGTCGAGACGGCGCAGGCCTCTCTCGCGGCGCTGGAAAAGGGCGATCTCCGGACCTTGGCAAAGCTCCAGGGATGGGACGACGCGAAAGCCGCGTCCGTGTTCGGCGAACTCGTAGCCAACTCGGCCGATCCGACTCGCGCACAGTCACGCACAGACTCCGAGTCGAGTGTTGAAGCGCTTCGCAAGGAGTTCTCCGACAAGTTCGAGAACTGGACGAAGGGCCAACAGGAGGCCGCGCAGAAGGCTCAACAGCAGGAGTTTGCGAAGAACCTGAACGCCGAGGTCAGTGGGCTCACCGCGGACAAGGAGGTCCGTCCGTTGCTAAGCCGGTTTGACGAAGGTAGCCGCATGCAGTACGCATACAATGCAGAGCAAAGGCTGCTCCAAGCGACGGGGCAACAGCCTACCGGCAGAGAGATCGCCGACCTCGCAGAACGACAGCTCGAATACGAGCGAAAGATTCTGCTCGCAGACATCGGCCCCAGCCCGGGCGACAAATCGGCGGACACCGCCAACCCCGACGGCAAGGCCTCCTCCGAGGCCAGAACTCTCACAAACGTTGACGTCAGCCAGCATGCGCACGCCGACGAGATCGACACCATGAGCGAGGAAGCTCGGATCGCTTCGGCGGTCGAACTGGTGAGCCGGGATATGGCCCGTGAGGCCAATCTCAAGTAGAGCGAGAGAGGACCGCTAGAGACACGTCAGAGCGAGCCAGCTGCGCCGGACAGACCGGAGCGCGGACATGGCCGCAGCCACCACCACCACTATTGCAGGAATCCTCAAGCGACTCTATCCGCAGAGCACCGTCCCCAGCCTGATGTTCGATGGGCACCCGTTCTTCGGGATGCTGCCCAAAAGCGAGAACTTCGGCGGCGAGGACATGCGGATCGCAATGACTCGCGCTGGCACTGCCGGCGGGTCAGCGACGTTCTCGACGGCGCAGAGCAACAAAGAAGGTGCGAAGCACACCGGCTTCAACGTCACCGACCGGATCGACTACAGCCTGTGGAGCATCAGCACCCAAGCCAAGCTCGCCTCGGAGATCAACCCCGGCGCCCTCGTTGCCGCGGTCAAAGCAGAGGCTGACGCCGCGTTCAACACGGCCCACCGGTCACTGTCGATCTCGATGTTCCGGAACGGCGGCGGCGCGCGCGGCCAGGTGGGTAGCACGTCCACGACCACGCTCACACTGTTGGATCCCGAGGACATCTACATGTTCGAGGAGGGCATGTACGTGGAGACGAGCACGACCGACGGAACGTCCGGGTCGGTGGATGCCGGTTCGAGCACGCAGATTACTGGGGTCGACTACGACGCCGGCACGCTCACGGCCGCGGCCAACTGGACGGCGGGCGGCGACTTCTCGGACAACGACTTCCTGTTCCGAGCAGGAGACTTCGGGGCTACGTTGCTCGGCCTTGACTCGTGGTTGCCCGGGACCGCTCCCACGGGTGGCGACTCGTTCTACAACGTTGACCGATCGGTCAACCCAACGAAGCTCGCCGGGGTTCGGTACGTGGCGGCAACCGGGACGGACGACACCTACTCGGACGCACTGGTCAATGCTGGGGTCAAGCTGTCGAGACACCAGAGCAAAGCGGACTGCGCTTTCGTCAATCCGGCCCAGTACCTCAAGATCTTGGAGGAGCAGGGCAACAAGGTCCGGCACACCAAGACCACGGCGCGCGGCGCCAAGGGGGCATTGGCGAACATCTCGTTCGACGGGCTCGAGCTGAGCACGCTCTGCGGGACGGTCAAGGTCATCCCGGACATCGACTGTCCGAACCACGTGGCCTACATGCTCCAAATGGACACGTGGAAGCTCTACACCCGCGGTGGGTGTCCTCGCTGGCTTGCCGACGACGGCAACAAGATGCTGCGAGAGAGTAGCGCGGATGCCATCGAGGGGCGGCTGGGCACGTACGGAGCCCTCACCTGCACCAAGCCCGGCCGAAACGCCCGGATCGACCTCTCGGCCCTGGCGGCCTAGGCCTAAGCAGGACGGATGCCCCGCACACGCACAAGAGACCAGCTCGTGCAACGAGCGCGCGAGCTGGCGGACATGGAGACCAACGGCTTCATCTCGGACACCGAGGCGGAGGAGATGGTTGCGCAGTCCGTGGCGGAGCTGTGGGGCATCCTTGTCACGACCGACCCCGACCGCTATTCGGTCACGTCGGACATTTCAGCCACCGCCGGGACCTACGAGTACGCGGTGCCGGCCGACTTCATGCAGTGCTTGATGGTCGAGCGCCTGATCGGGAGCGGCCCGGACGGGATTACGCTTGAGCCGTACAGCCTGCAGGAACAGAACCAGATTGGTCTCGCCGACCTGGGCGGCTCGTTCGTCACGAGCGTTCGCTACCTCGTGACGGGCCAGGGGGCAGATGGGAGCGGGACCGTAGTCCGCTTCCGGCCCGACCCGGGCTCTGCGACGTATCGCCTGCACTACGTCCAGGCGCCGCAAGACCTCGCCGCCGGAGCATCAGAGTTCGATGGCGTTGCCGGGTGGGAGGAGTTCGTCACCCACGACGCGGCGATCCAGATGAAGCAAAAAGAGGAGTCCGACACGTCCGTGCTCGAGCGACGTCTGGCGCGAATCGAGACACGGATCAAACGCCTGTCGGGGCTCCGCAAGAGTGGCCAGCCGCGTTTGCCGGCCAGAATCCGCAACAGAGTTCACCACAGGAGAGCAACCAGTGCCTGACTTTCACACCAACATCGCCGAGGGCAAACATGCCCTCGTGCTCAATGGGATGCACAGCAGCCGCCCTGGGCAAAGTCTGCCCGGGGTTCCGTTCATTCACCGCTGGCCCATCGAGGTAGTCGACGGTGCGATCGGAGCTGTAGCTCTGACCGCAGCTCTGACACAGCAGATCGACCTTGCGACCGCGTTCCCGAATCGCCTCATCCCCGATGACATCGCGATCGGTCCGGCGTGGGTAGAGCTGGACACCAACTTTGCAGGCACGAGCATCACCGCGGCCACGTTCGAAGGTGGGGAATCCGACGCCCCGGACCCCGATGCCTACTTCACCTCGACGTCCGTGTTTTCAGGCGCGGGCACCCGCCTGTCTGCCCCGGGCGCCAACGCTGCGCTTCGGGCTCGTATCGCCGAGGTGTTCACGATCGACTTGACTGTCGTCGGGGCCAACCTCGACCAACTCACCGCCGGCAAACTCTTCTACAACATGCTCTACATCCCGCTGCCTCGCGGGTTCGTGAGCCCGTAAGAGTCGGTGGCCCGGTCGCAGAACATCACAGCTCGGAGGTCAAACAGCGAGGGGCGCCAGTTTGCCGACGAGATGAATCGAGAGCTTGGGCGCCTTGGCGCTTCGAGTTCTCGGTTGCTGTGGGTGCCTGCATTCTGGGATCACGCAGCGGCTTCCGCTCGGTTCGTTCCGTTCGTGAATGACGTCACCGAGCAGGCCACGCTCGCAGACGCCACCGGCTGGACAGAGTTTGTGGTGGGCCCCGGTGAATGGCGGATCGCTGGGGTGACGATCGTCACCGAGTCTGCCGCCGGAGAAACGACTCTCACCCCCTACGTCAATCGCGAGGCGAGGAAGCCGGCCACGGCCAACCTCGGGGCGGGCGTGGGCGCTGAGGTCTCCTTCGGCCTCCGTGTCTCTGGCGGCGACCGCGTTGCGCTGCTGGTGTCCCCCACGGCCGCGACCAACTCCGCGTGGCTGACTCTCGCACTGGAGTCGGTGTGATGCCGCCGCTCCAGTTCGAAAATGCCGAGGTGGTCTTTCAGGGCCTCGATCAGAAGACGCATAGCAAGCTGACCGCGCCGGGGAAGCTCGAGACAGCGCGCAACGTCCTGTTCGACAAGGCCGGATCGCTCAACAAGCGACGGGGCTACGAGCGGCCGGCGATTGAGGACACAACGTCGGCGGGTACCATGCCGGTCGTCTTCACGCGGCTTGCCGTGTTTGAGGATGAGCTTCTGGTGTTCGGCATTCGCGATCTGTGGTCGCTGGCTGATCGGAGCAACGTCCTGCAGGATGACAACCGGGCATTCGTGCACCGAGGCCCGTGCATCCGCGGCGCAGTCGCAGTGCAGCACGTGGCGACGTCTCCGGACACGGCCGCGGCAGGCGAGGCGGTGCTCACGTGACGTACATAGCGGTGTACTCGGGTTTCGAGCAGCCAGACGTCGCATTCTTGGAGCATGAGGGCGTTTCGTATCGCTGCTACACGTACCAGGTCTGCAATACCGATGGCGACGGGATCCGCATCGAGGCCATGTGCTTCGTCGAGCAGCCGCACGGCCAGGACGTGCTCCTGTTCCACAACACAGTGAGGACCCCCGCTGGAGGCGAATACACCGATTGCCCGCGCATCGTTCCGAGGGGCACGTCGTTTGTCGTCCATTGGATCGAGCACGACGGCGTCCGCGACGGATCCGGGAGAGACCTCCACCGTGCGGACATCGACCTGTTAGCGAGCCCATACTCCTGGACGCACCGCGGATCGGTGACCCTGCACGACACGCAGCTATACGACGTCTACTCGCCGGATAGCGGATCTGACTACCTCCTCGCTCGCATGACCAGCGCCACGGCGTTCTCGATCACCCGTGTGAACGGGAACGACTGGATTGATACCGCCTGGGTCGTGTCGCTCACCCCCGCTGCGGCGCCGGACCACCATTGCCTCGGGTGCTGGGCTGACACGAACGGTTCGGTTGATGCCGCGATCGTCTTCTATCAACGGAGCGCGACCACGGCCCTCTATGGCTACCGCGTGAACTGGTCGGACGGGCTGGGGGCCGCGGGACCATCCGCGCTCACAACCGGGCTAGGAGACTGGTGCTGTGCGGCCGCGGCCAAAACCCGGACACTGACCGACGCCACGTGCATCGTGGTCGGGGAGTGGGTCGCCCAGGGCCTGCCGCTGGGGACCGAGGCCACGTACATGCACAACGTGCTGCATGTGGAGATCAACACATCCACGCTCGCGGTTCTCGGTGACGAGTGTACGACGCCCAATCTAACCATGATGTCCAAGCCGTGGAGCTACGCATCCGGGGACAGCACAGTCACACCGGACCTCGATGTGTTCTGCGGCGTGGGGTTCAAGGCGGTGGAGAGCGAGAACGACTGGGCGCAGTCAAATGTCTACGTGGTGCGGTTCGACCAGTCGAAGTTCGGCGTCGGGCCCGACATCGCACGACCAGTTCTCGCTGGCGTGTGGAACCAGGCGATCTTTGACACACAGATACTCGCCAAATCTCTGGCAAGTACGGATTCCGCTGTGCTTGGTTCGGGTCCGCGTCGACGGATCAATCACGTATCCCACGCGAGCGGAGCCCCGAGCTCTGGCCCGCTGCTGAAGTCTCGAACGTTCGCGGTCAACATGTTCGGGCGCATCGAGGGGTTTGAGGACGGGGACACACAGCTGCAGCCGATGGGATCCACGATCAAGGGGCTTCGGTACACCATGGAGGACGCATGGTTGCATCATCGCGATGCAACCGACCCCGCGCAGCCGTCCGCGAACGTGAAGACCGCCTATCCACAATCAGCCGGGGAGCACGTGGCGGCCGGCGCAGGGGTCGTGATCGGCGGCGGCGTGTCGTCTGTGTACGACGGAAGGAAGGTTGTCGAGCTCGGCTTCGCATGGACGCCGGAGATCTTCAACTTCTCATCCCCTGCCGGCAGCATCCCGAGCGGGATCTACACATACGTGGTCGTTGCCGAGTGGCGGGATGCAAAGGGGCAGGTGCACCGAAGCGAGCCGTCGATCCCAGTGACCGTAAGCCACACCGGCCCCGCACGAATCGGGTTTGACATCCGCTGCATAAACCTCTCGCTCAAGGACCACGAGGCGTACGACACGAAGCGCAGCCAGATCGTGCTGAACGTGTTCAGGACCACTGATGACGGGGTCCTCTTCTACAACGTGTTCCGGTCCGACACGACCACGGGTCACGGGGCGGAGGATGCTCCGGTAAACGATCCGGCTGCTTCGGTGGTGTCGGTCACAGACAACGTCACAGACGCCGTCCTGAACCTTGGCCACCTTCTCCCGTACACCTACTCAAGTGGTGCATGGTCACCGCTTCCGCCTGGGCCGGTTCCTGCCTTCACGGTTCTTGCGAGCTGGCAGAACCGGATCTGGGGCCCCTCGTCTGAGGACCCCGGCGTGCTTTGGTACTCGCTCGAGATCTTGCCAGAGCAAGGCGGCGAGCAGTACTCAGTGCCGGAGTTCAACATCGCGAACACGTTTCGAGTGGACGGCATCGGCACGATCACTGCGATGCAGGAGGTGGACAACGCGCTCGTCATCTTCACACGAGACGGGATCTTCGCACTGACCGGGGTCCCGAACGACGGGAACGGAGAGGGCGCTCGGCTCTCCATGCAGACCTTGCACAGGGGGATCGGGTGCATGGGCCCGCGCAGCGTTGCGGTCGCGCGCCCGGGGGTCTTCTTTCAATCCGAGAAGGGGTACTACCTCCTGACGCACGCCTACGAGCTGCAGTACGTGGGCGCTCCGGTTGAGGATGACATCCGCGCCGCTGGCAACATCCGCGCCGCCACGCTCATGGAGGAGCACCACCAGATCCGGCTCGCGATCAACGAATCCGTTGCCGGGGGTCCGGCCGTCCTCGTGTACGACTACCTGATGGAGTTGTGGGCGAAGTCGGACCTTCCTCTGCTGTCGTCAAGCAACTGGCTATCTGCGACTCAAGACGCGGCGAGCTGGAGAGGGCACGATGGGGAGCACGCACATGTAGTGCTTGCGCAGGGCGGGCTGGGGATCGAGAAGCCCGAGGCGGCGGCCGACGCCTACGTCGACGAGTCCGCGCTCGATTCCACCGTGGCAATCCCGGTCGATGTGCGGACGGATTGGATCAAGCTGGGCGGCATCGCCGGATTCAAGCGGATCAAGCGGATCGGGATCCAGCTCACCAAGCCCACGGACTCCGAGGTTCGAGTACAGGTCGAATACGACACCGACGGCACATTCACCGACGGGGCAAACCTGCAGGACGTGACGATCGCGTCCCCGGCAAGCGACTACATCCAAATCAACTGCGACGTTCAGAAGTGCTCGGCGATCCGGGTGCGGATCTTCGAAAACACGGGCGTGGCCCAAACGGACACGATCCGAATCCATGCTATGACCCTCGTTGTAGGGCGCAAACCGGGGCTGCGGCGAGTCCCCGTTGGACAGGTGGCAACTTGAGATGGCGACTCCCCAGTACGGCGCATACAACAACGACCCGGAGAAGAACCGCCTTCTCGGAATGGCGGGCAATGCCGGCGAGGGTTTCGCTGGGGCTCAAACTGCCCAACGCGGAGCCCTTGGCATGTACCGGGACATGGCCGAGGGCAACGGGCCGAGCGTTGCTCAAGAGCAACTCAGGTCCCAGGGGGAGGCGAACGCGGCCCAGCAAATGCAGCTCATGGGTTCCGCCCGCGGCGGCAACCTCCAGTCCGCGATGCGCCAGGGCGCAGTTGCGGGCACAGCAGCACAAGCCGCGACGAACCAGCAGATGGGACAGCTGAGAGCACAGGAGCAACAGGCCGCCATGGCTGGCTATGCCGGGCTCGGCAGCACGATGGCCGGCCAGTCGTTGCAGCAGCAGGGCCTGTTCGAGGGGCAGCTTGGACAGGCCCACACGGCCCAGATGGACGCCGAGATGCGCCAGCGCATGTTGGACGAGCAGCGCCGCCAGTTCAACAAGCAACAGGCGCTCAGGTGGACGCAGTTCGGGACCGGGGCAGCTGGCCAGGTGATCGGAGGGATCCTCGGGACCGGCGGGGCGGCGGGGGGCTGAGTCATGGGTGGCGCGTACGAGAGCATGCGAGCGCCGGGAGCACCGGTGGACGACGGGCCAGGCCTCCTTGAGCCTCGGTATGTAGGCGTGGGTGCACAACCTGGCCTCGGAGATGCTTTGCAGCGAGCCGCTCAGGCTCAGCAGGCCAAGACGGCCGCCCCGGACCAACTGCAACAGCAAGCGGAGGTCCACCTGGGGAGCCTGCAGTCCGCCCAACCAGCGCCCGGCCCCAGCTTCGGCGAACTTGCCGGAGCTGGGGCCGGCGCGGCCATGCGCGACGCTGGGGCCTTTGCCCGCATGGCCGACGCCAAGGTGACGACGCGCCACAGGCGGCCCACGTTCGAGGCCGATCGCCGCTTTGTCGAGGTGATGGGCGGCGACGGCGGCCGCGGCGAGGTTCCGCAGGATGAGCTCGCCAGGCAGGCGCAGGCGTACCAGACGGAGCGCTCCGCGCTCGAGGCCATGGGAGCAGGCCCCGAGGACATCGCGGCTCTGGACCAGCGCACGGCCGAGAAGCAACGAGATCTTGAGGCGCAGTATGGAGGCGTAGCTGGGGCCCAGTCCGTGGGCGCCGAGCGTGAGGTCGAGGCGGCCCAGGCCGCGCGCGAGGCTGCGGCAGGGCAAGCCGCGTACGTTGAGCAGCAAGGCGCCGAAATGGAGGCCCAGGCCGCAGCCCGCGAACAGGCAAGGCAGGAGCGCCAGTCCGCAGCGTTCGAGCGCTTGCAGAGGTTCGAGACAAAACTGGCTGAAGCTGCCGACGCTGTCGCGGAATCGCCCGCGATCGATGCGTCGCGCTGGTGGTCAAGCAAGTCGTCCGGGCAGAAGGCGCTGGCGTCTTTGTCGGCCGGGCTGCTCGCCCTTGGCGGCGTGTCGAATCCGTTCGGCCACCTGCAAAACGCGGTCAATCAGGACATTGCGGCCCAGCGGGCGAACCATAAGAAGCGGCTCGACACGTTCGGATCTCGTCGAACCGAGACGGACAACGCATCGCGGCTCTACGGGGAGTTCCTGCAGCTCACTGGGAACGAGCGTGAGGCGGACCTCATGGCCCAGCTATCCAAGTGGGACCAGATCGAGCGCACTGCCGAGGCGATCCGCCAGAAGCATGGGGCGCAGATCGGCGCCGCGCAGTCCGAGCAGATGATGGCGCAGATCCAAGCGCGAAAGGCCGAGCTCCGCCAGCAGTTGGAGCACGCCAACGCGGCAAACACCGAGTACGCATACAAGACCCGGAACGTGCTCGGACGCGCCGAGCGGGAGATGTTCCGCGAGGCTTCGAAGCAAGGCGTCAAGAGAGCCGGTGAGCTGAAGCAGATGCCGTTCGAAATGGCGATGAAGAGCGCCGATGGCCCTTCGCCGGAGGAGCGAAGGATCGGGCTCGCAGAGCGAAAGTTCAAGTCCGATCAAATGAAGTGGGTAGCCGATAAAACGGCCGGATACCGAGAGGAACAGCGGCTGATCAGGGAGTTTCTTGGGAAGTACAAGGACGACATCCCAGGCGCGTTCCCAGGCGCGAACATACTGCCGAACGACATCACTCCAGCACAATCGGTGGCGAACGATGAGCTGCGAAGGATCGCGGACATTCGATTGAAGACGGACTCGGGTGTGGGCGTGAGCGACAAGGAGAGGGAGCTCGCCACCAAAGACCTGCTCGAGACATGGTCCGAGGGGACCACTCGCGCCGCCCTTGAACGACGACTGGAGGAGTCGAAGTCAAGGCAAGCGCACTACGAGCGCGCTCCGGAGCACGAGCTCGTGGAAGAGTACCGCCGGGCCCAACTTCCGGGGTTTGCCCCCGATTCATCTCGGTTCGGAGTGTCCGACCCAGTGCAGATTGACGAATGACCCAGCCCGCCCCACTGCCGCCGGATTCTGTTCCGGTCCAGACCCACGCCGGGGACACGATCGGGGTGTCGCCGGCGGAGGCTCAGCGCGCGTATGCCCAGGGCAACGCGACGTTGCGGGGGCAGGTGCGGGTTGCCAAGGGGCAGCAGACCGGCACCGTCGACGCCAGCCAGCTGCAAGGCGCCCTAGCCAACGATTGGCGGGTGATCGGCGACCAAGAGGCGGCGCAGATCAAGCTCGACCGCGAGGAAAGCTCGGCGGCAGCCCAAATCCAAGGCGGCGCCGAGGCTCTGGCCCGCGGGGCGACGGTTGGGCTGTCAGACGTAGCCATTGCAGGCCTCGGCGGGGACGCTGAGAGGCTCGCGGCGAGAAAAAAGCACCTCGGAGCTGGGGCCGACCTGTTGGAGGTCGGCGGCGCCATCGCCCCGGCGTTCCTCACCGGCGGAGCATCGGCCGGGGCCCAGACGGCCGGGCGCCTTGGCATGGCCGCCCGCACCGCCGCCCGCCTGTCCCCCGCCGGAGCCCTGGAGCTCGGCGCGTCTGCACTGGGACGAGGCGCCGCGGCCAGGTTCGGCGGCGGCGCCTTGGCGCGCGTGGGAGGCATGGCGACTGCCGGCGCCGTTGAGGGCGCGGCCAGCGGTCTCGGGGCGCACATCAGCGAGGCAACCCTCGGTGATCAGGACATCGTTTCGGAGCGGGCGCTCATGCGCATGGCCGAGGGGTTCGTGGTCGGCGGAGCCTCGGGCGTGCTCCTGCCCGGCATGGTCGAGGGCGCGCGACGTGGCGCGAAGATCCCAGTGCAGGCGACGCGAAAGATCCTCTCCAGGGCGGCCGACGTCGCCCCAGACTCGCTCCCCGACTTCATGGTCAAGGCGATGGCCGGCGGCTCTGCGAAGTCCGAGGAGGGGATCCGCAACACCGTATCCCGGATCTTCAAGAGCAAGGAGTCGCGCGCGCAGCTCCACCGCGCATGGAACGACCGCGCGGGATGGGAGGCCGAAGGGGCGGGGGTTGTCCGAACTGCAGCGAAAGAGTTTCAGACCGACATCGACGGGCTGATCCAAAAGTCGGAAGGATTGGCGCGACGTGACGCTGTCTCCAAGCGCTTGCCAGGCACGGCGCGTTCTGCCGACATCGCGGAGGAGCTCGACGGAATACACACCGGGCTGTCCCGTAGGATTGAGGAAGCCCGCGCATCGGGGGAAGCGATTCCCGCGAGGCTCGAAGCGTTCCGCAAGCGCTTGGAGACGGCAGTTTACGATGCTGCAGACGCCGATTCTGCCGCAGATGCATACATGGTTGCCCTCCGGGTCAAGCGCGACGCGTTCGCGAAGATCAACGAGTGGACCCCGACGAAGTTCGGCAAGCGTGTTCAGGTGTCGGACATCGAGAATATCAACCTGCGCGAGACGATCACGGCGATGCGCGGCAGCGTGATCGATCGCGTGGAAGGTGGGGTCCTGTCCAACCAGGAGAAGTTCGGGGATGCAGCGAAGTGGTACCGGGAGATGGCCGATGCTGATCGGAAGGTGTTCAACCTCAAGGCCGACCCCGTATCGAGGCGTATCATCAGGGGCGAGGCGTCCGACGCGGATGCAATCACATTCGCTCGGCGCGTGAGCAGCCCTCGGCACGCGGACAACCTGGAGACGGTAGACACCTACTTCGACGACCAGATCAACGCGCTCCGCAAGCGGGCTGAGTTTCACGATTCTGACGAGCTGCGCTCGGCGATCAAGAGCCTAGAGCGCTCCCGCGACAAGTTTCGAGGGGCCGTCAAGGACCAGGTCGAGATGGCGGACATTCTCGACGCCACCAAATCCATGGGGCTCGGGGGTACCCTTTCTGGGATGATTGCGGCGGCCGGACCCTCCGGGGCCATGGTAACCGGAGGGATCCTTGGAGGGCTGCCAGGCGCAGCCGTTGGCGGCGCGCTCAACATGATCGCCCGGCCACAGCAGACCCTGCGCACGCTGGGCACCGTGCTGCACATGGCCGATCGAGCCGGCCTCGACGTGGACAGAGTGACCGGCAAGTTCCGGTCGAAGATCACCGGCAAGGGAAAGGCAGCCAAGGCGACCCGCAGCGCTGCCAAGGAAGCAGTCGCGGAGCGCAAGGCGCGGCGAGAGAAGCGACCGAGCCGACGCGTGCCGGCACGGATCGCCGCGAGGTCTGCGATCCTGTCGATGTCCGACGATCGGACCAAAGAGCAGGAGTCTACGCGAGACCGGCTGCAGCTCCTCGCATCCAACCCCGCCGCGCTGCAGGCGTCGTTGGCCGAGACTATGGCCGCGCTCGATGACGACGCCCCCGAGCTGGCCGCAGCCATACAGGTCTCGTCCCAGCGAGCCGCAGCCTTCCTCGCGAGCAAGGCCCCGAACGTGCACACTCCACCGCCCGGGGGCGGACCGCCGATCGTGGACCGCGTAGCAGCCGACAAGTTCGATCGCTACCTCGATGCGGTTCTCGATCCGATCGGGACGATGGAGGAGCTTGCCGACGGCACCATGGGAATCGAGGCCATCGAAGCGCTCGAGGTGGTGTACCCGAAGCACTTCGAGGCACTGCAGGCGATGATGCTTGAGGTGCTTGGAGAGTCCGCGGAGGTCGGGAAGAAGATTCCCTACCGGATGCGGATGCAGATGTCGTTGTTTGGCCTGCCGACAGTTGGCAGGCCCGCCCCATCCACGGGGCAAGCCGAGGAAGATGCCGAGGCAATGGAGCGAGCAAAGCCGAGGAGGCTCAAGACCCCGAAGGAGCCCATGGGCGGGAACCTCGGGACCAACATCTCCCGGCTAGAGGGAGGGATCGAGGCGTGAGGCCATGGCCCGCGACAAACTCCTACGCACAAAGACGGATTACACGGACGACGACGACTGGGCGGGTGACGTAAGCCTCACCGTACCGGTTGCAGATCAGGACCCCGGTCGACTCAGGGAACACGGACTCAACGGCCCGGTTACCCAGATCGAGATCGTCGTCGTCGCTACCGACGGAACCGACCAGGTCGACCCAGCTGCCGGATCGTTCGACCTGCAGCTCGTTCGCCTGTTCTCTCGCGCGGACGGATCGGTGGCCAAAGCGGGGTCCGACACTCTGACCAGCCAAGCCTTCGGGACCATGATTCGGGTGCCGTTCAACGGCGGCGACTTCACGGTCCGGCTCTCGAACCTCACAGCACCGGCCGGCGGCACCCAGGTAGAGATCTGGTACCGCCTCGTCTCGGAGTAGCTCACCGTGGGCCTCGTAACGCCGAAGCTACTAGCCGCAGTGCTCTCGACGGCGCTGCTTGTAACGCCGAAGCTCGTCCCGACTTCTGACACGGCAAGCGAGACGCTCGAGGTGACGTACCCGCCAGCCTCGTGGCTCGGGTACGTCATGACGGCGGCGCTGGAGGGCACCGACGGTTCGACCCTCGCGGGGACATTCCACACCGTCGGGACGGATTACTACGTCTGGTACTCGCACCACGACGGCACGGAGTACGTCGGCGTAGATCCCGGCGACCGCGAGCCGTCTCTGGCTGGCATGACCGGCGTCGAGGTCCAGCTCGCCGCCGGCAACCACACGACCACATCGGTCGCAACGGCCACCGAGACCGCGTGGAATGCCGCCGGCACCGGGATCTCGATCGTGAGAGCCAGCGGGGTCGGGACGTACACCGGGAGCATAGACGCCGCGGCGTCGTTCGCCGGAGGTACATGGGACACGCGGTCGGCTGGACACGGCGGCCTCGGCACGACCGACATGATCTCGACGTCGTCGTTTGCTGTCGACTCCACGCGGTGGATGCAGATCGACCCCGCGAACGTCCCGAGCGTGGCGTTCTCGATTACCGGCGTAGAGGTGCTCCGCGCCAACGACATCACGAACCCCGTGCGGCTCATGGTGGCCGTTGGAGGAGCAGACGGCGATCCGGAGAACGCCGTCGTGGTTGCGCAGAAAGTCGTGGCCTCTCCGGCCGCGATCGACAGCTGGGCCGGGGCGCACTTCTCGGCCGCCGAGGCACAACACTTCGCTGCCGCCGCTGCGCCGACGCTGTGGATCGGCATACAGGGCGACGGGGCTACGAGCGCGATCAGTGCGGAGAACAACGCCGCAGCCCATGGTGAGTTCTTGGTCACGACGGGAACCGTCTTGTACGTGACCGGAGAGCAGACCGGCTCGGCCACGGCTGCCGATTCTCCCGTCGGGCCCGTGACGAGCTCGAACGGGTTCGCGATCTTCTGTCGGCTGAAGATCCAGACCGGACCGAACTGGTACGGCGACGGCAGTTGGCGGTCGTGGTGCGGCCCAACCGAGGGGCGCAACGACACATTTGGGAGCACGAGCAACGTCAACTCCATCTGGGTTTCATGGGCGTGGGCTCTGCCCAACATCGAGGACATGATGGTTTATGAGTGCGGGTTCAGCTTCGGCGCCCACGCGAGTGACCAGCAGTTTCGCGTCGAGCTATGGGCAGACACGGCAGACATCACCGACGCAGACACGGACACGATCCTGCACGACTTCGGCGAGACCAGCGGCAGCGCAACGGGGCAGTACTACTACTCGCCAACGCCGTTCTCGCTCACCGGAAACCAGCAGGTGCGGATCGACGTGAAGGGAACCAACACCGGCGTCGGTGGCCCAGGCGCATCCACGTTTGAGTTCAACGTGGGAGATCAGGACGAGATCAACACTCCGGACGACTGGGGGTGGCCGGCTGGTAGCGCCAGCGCTGGCGCCTCGGAGGTGGAATACACAGCAGCGAACGGTGAGACCGTGATTGAGTTCGAGTCAAACACCGCGACGACATCCCCGCTTGCGCCGGACTCAGTCGCGCTCACGCCCGGGAACTCCGGATCGCTGAGTATGCAAATAGGACACGCCGGCTTCGCGCTGGTCGCCAACCCTTAGGAGCAAAGAAGATGCCAAAACGAAGCGCAGCCGCACAGGCGGCACACGACAAAGTGAGCGAGATGATGGCAGGTGTAGCTGCCGGCAAAGAGGCATCATCCGCCCTCGACTTTTTCTTGACACACGAGTGCTGCGACCTCGACGAGGAATGTCGCGCGGAGGTGATCGAGACGCTCGAGCCCATGAAAAAGGAGGTCTACGGATACGCAGGGCTGTTCGCGAAACTGCGCCTCGACCAACAGATCAAGGCCGTAGAGTCTGACCTCGGAGCAGTGCCGTCCCCAGACGTGCTGGAGGTCTTGGGTTACGCCGATTCGGTGATCGAGTACGGAGAGCCGAGGGACCGGGAGGATCTCACCAAGGCCATGAAGCTGATCAAGCTGCGCATGCGGCGACTTGAAGGAGGATCGAAGTGAAGGACAGGCTCAAATCTCGCAAATGGTGGATCACGACGGCCGCGATCCTGTTGGTGGCGTTCGCCAAACAGCTCGGGATCGATATCGCCCCGGAGACCATATGGCAGCTCGTGGCACTCGTCACGGGCTACAACGCAAGTCAAGCCATGGTCGACAGGGCCAAGGCATCAATGCCGGAGTAGGCTTCGGCATGCTCGATGTCATCCTGGCCGTCACCGAGTCTCCCGTTGCCGCCGTGGCAGACCCAGCCGCGTCGGTGGTAAATGGTCTCGGAGGTGCCGGGGCGATCGGCTACTTTCTGTGGCGGATCTCCAAGATCCTGGAGACGAGCCGGACCGAGTTCAAGGCGGCAGCCGAAAAAGCCCACGGTGACATGACCTCTCACTGGCGCGAGGAGGAGAAACTCCTGCGCGAGGTCAAGGAGGCCATGGAGAAGGCCGATGACAACCGGAAGGTGGCCGAGGCTCTGCAAGAGATGCAGCTGCGCATCGGGAAGATCGAGCGCGGTGAGTCCGAGCGCTCTGGGGTCCGCAGCGCTTGAACAAGCGGTCCTATGACTACACACTCAACACGTGGAGTTCTTCATCGTGTTCAAGGGCGACAAATACGGGCCGCACTTCGGAGTGCCGCCCGCCGAGGGCGAACTGGTCGAGGTTGTGAAGGGGCCCGACGTAATCGGGCTCGGCAAAGTCACGCAAAGCGTGCTCGTCTGCGACCACTCGACGGACCCCGGCACGGTCACCACGCGCGTAACCGTGCTTCCAGCCGAGCTAGTCTAGCTCGCAGACGCAGCGCATTGATTCGCCTTCGGGAATCTCGTTCTGGCACCACGTCGTGGTTGTCCCGTATCCGTCCGATGGCTCACCGCAGGCTCCGCTGCTCTCCATTGTCCCGAAACAAGAGCTGTAGCCGTTGTCTTCGCACCAGCCCTCACAAGTTCCTGCGTATCGCTCTTTCTCGAAAGCGGTGTAGCCGTACAGGCATTCGGAGTAGGCGACCCGCTTGACGCTTCCGCCAGCCGGCGCATCCGCATCCGGATCGTAGTCGAGGCACATGCAATCGAGGCTGTGATCGGCCCAGTTTATGCTGCTGTTGCAGAAACTTGCGTCCCAGATCGGATCGGAGATGGATCCGATGCACGATTTGGTCTCGTAGTGAGCACGCCCAGCCAAGCACTGGTCGTACCCGCGCTCTGAACACCACATCCCGCAGTCGTACTCAAGTCCGTCTTGTGGCAGGCACTCAGACTGGACGATCGAGATCAGTCCTTCCGCTGGCCCCAGGTCGAACCCCGTCGAGCTTCCGCCGGAGCTCTCGTCGTCCCCGCCGGACGACCCGCCCTCGGTCTCCTCGCCGGCGCCCGACGTCCCCGCATCGTTCCCGACCAGGCCTGGCTCGTCGTCGGCCACAGGGCCGCACCCAAGTGTAAGCGCCGTCACTACGGCAGCGATTGAACGTCGCACTCCCTGATAGTGACCCAGCAGGCCCAACCGATCACGCGGAATCTTCAGAGAGCCTCCGGTGCCGTCGCCAGGCTACGAGACCGGCGGTTGCCCCCGTCTTGCTGTGGTGCGGCCTGGAGCGCACGAGAGAGCCGTCTGGAGCCACCACGGACCAATACCACCAGCTTCGCAGTAGGTACACGCGCTCGCGCCACGTCGACAGAGCGCTCATGTCAGCAGCACCGGGGCGATCTGGGAGAAGACGCGTCGGAAGCGCTGCGGGTCGTCGCCCTGGTACACGAGTGCAATCTCCGTACGGTTGCCACCCTTGGCCTCGCCCTTCTCGCACAAAACCACGCCGTCGTCGTTCACAATGTCGACGCCGGCGGGGAAGGCCAAGCGACCGAGCAGGGCGACGGCGGAGCTCCACGGCAAGATCCAATCCCGCCAGTAGATGCCGCCGCTTGGGCCGGGGCAGAGATTCATGATCTCCCAGCCCTGGCGCCGTCGCTTGGCGCATAGTTCCGCCGTCTTCGCAGGGTTGGTCGACGAGTAGGGCCCGTTGACGAACGCGGTGCGCGAGCATGTGCTCGTTGGCCACGCGTCAAAGTAGGCGTCCCCGCCGCTGCGCACATCGATCACGCTCCTCGCATGGACGTACGAGCCTTCCTCGTGGAACGGGTCGAGCCCGACGCCCTCGGGCCAGATGAGCCGCGCGCGCTCCATGATGTGCGGCGGCGTTAGGTAGCGGTCGGTCACCTTGAGTTCACCCATCGACAGCACCTGCCCTCTCGAAAGCGAGCTCCCAGGTGGGCGACGGCGGGGACACCCGGACGCTATCACCCCGCTCGCGCCCTACTTCATACGTGTGTACCCAGCCCGTGGAGGCGCCGATCGTGCTCTTCACGACGACGGCAGCCGAGCCCCATCGGGACCGCGCGAGCGCTATTGCTTCTTCGTCGGTCATTCTGTTCACAGCCTCTCCCAAGTGATCGCGGTGCCAAAGTCCGGTGTGTGTGACGTAGGGCTATTGCGGCGACACCACGCGTCCATGAGAGACTGCAGTTCCGCGAAGCACCCCTTCGGCATGTCATCCTCCGCGCCATCATAGTGCGCCTCTAGCCTGCCGTGGATCCAACCTGCGGCGTCGAATGCCATCTTGAACGGCTTGCATGCGTACATGGTGGGCACATCAGCACCATCTCCCTGCTCGTCGAACCATGCATCCAAACACTCGCCGATGTCGCGGAAGAATCGATCCTGGCTCTCCGACCACACCCACCCGTGGTAGTCCATCCCGTCGAGCTTTCTGGCCTTCAACCACCGGTCCTGCTCGAGCTTGGCCGTGTCTGCGCGGCGGCAATCTTCACACTTCAACCACGGTGATGCGCACGCAGAGCCACAACTGCAGACACTCGGCTCGCAGCACATCGCGGCTGAGCTATCGCATCCCCATGTGGCTTTGCACGACCCGCAGAACCAGACGCCGGCACGCCGACCGTCGGCCAAAAATAGCGGAGCAGCGTTCATGTCGCGCTCCCTCTCCCCACACTCCCGTATGCTGCCGTCTTGCGAAACGCAGGCTGCCGTCGGATGAACCCCGACCACGCCGCGAGTGCTCCCGCTGTGTCGATGTGAAACACCCGGACCGGACCGCGCAGCACCGCGAGGCCCTCGCCGCCCGCGAACCCGTACGCTCTCGCCTCGCGCCCCCACTTGTCATCGAAGCTGCGGAGCGCCGCAGACTCCGGACGGATGCCGCCATGGCCGAACGCCTCAGCGACCCAATGCGTCCATGCACGCCGCAGCGACCACCCAGACAGATCTCCGACCACGGACACCCTGCACTCCCCGTACTGGTCCACCTTTCGCCACTCGATCTCAGCCTCCTTGAGCTCACAGATCGCCGCTTCGGTGTCTTCTGTTCCTGCTAGGTTGATCATTCCGGCACCGTCCATTCACCCCTGAGGCTATCCTCCGAAAAGTCCTTGAGCGTCCAAACCCTTCCGCTCGGGCCGACCACCGGCTCGCGAGCGGCGAGCCGGCGCATCGCCTCGACGAAACCGAACCGCGGGCGGGGCTCTTTCCAGATGCGCCAGCGTGCGCGTAGGTGTCGACCGTGCAACCCTTTGAACGTGTTGCCGTTGGCCCAGCGCAGACCCCCAGAGTCACCTAGGGATATCCATGCAGAGCCGTCACCCCAATCCACGATCGCGACCTTCTCCCCCGCGAGCAGGTGCGGTAGGATCTCCGCGAAGGACATGTCCCCGGGATCGGCTGGGCGTTCGGCTGGGCGGAAGCGTCGTGGGTCTTCCGGGCGCTGCACATACCCCCGGCTGATCGTTGGCCTGAAGCACGGACCGGTCAGGTCGCCGTTTTCGATCCTGTCCCCGGGCTCAAGCTCGGACGCGTAGATCGTGGTTCCGTCGGTCGCTGTGTGCTCTTGCGGGGGCCTCATCAGCAACCTACCTTCCGCGCTGTCATGTGCGCCGCGTACTGCAGTGCCCTGCGCCGATGCCACATCCTGCGAGCCCACCTCCACCGCGGGAGGTGCTCGGCCATGTAGCGGTGATAGCGATACCAGGCGCCCGGTGCTCGTCGCCGGTCTTTCATCTCGCTGAAGTAGAGCTCCCCGAGGTCCCTCGCGGTCTCCCGTGCTGCTTCTAGTGCTTGCTTGTGCGCTGCGTTCATTGTCCTGTGCTCCCGATTACCGCTGTTTTCCGTTGATGATAGGAACCTGACCGGCCCTCAGCTCGGTGACCTCCTGCCGAAGGTTGAGGCCTGGGTCAGCCACCAAGAACATGGCGGAAGTGATCGACAGCAACCCTGCCTCGGACGGATGTGGGTCGTGGAACACCTCATCCCCCTTGCAAACCACAGCGTGATTGTGCCCTCGCTCCGCAGGGCCAGTTGCTATCCAGATGCAGTGAGAGTCCCACGGCTCGTATAGTGTAAACATCATCTCTCCGCCCGTGGTGCACTGCACTCTAAACACCTCATACCCGAGCATCCGAGACCACTCGGCCATCGCTATGCACCAGTCCTCATCGTGAGCCACGAAGTCTGGGACCCTGGAATATGGAAGCTGAAGAACCGTAGCCAGGCATGCGCGAAGGCAATCGGACTCCGTCCGCATGAAAACAAGATCAATGTCGCCTTCGATCGCCATCACTGTCCTGTGCTCCCAAACCCCCCCCGCCCCCGCGGGCGGTATCTCCAAGTTCGTCGACCTCCTCGAGCAACTCGTGCAGATGCGGCACGATGACGATCTGAGCGAACCTGTCCCTGTGCGACACCGACCGCCGGTAGAATCCTGTGTAGTGCAGCATGACGTGAATCTCCCCGCGGTAGTCGCTATCGATCGGGCACGTCTTGACGTCGAAGTCATCCGACCAAGATGAACGCGGCAGGATGAGCCCGCACCAACCGTGAGGTATTTCCATTGCGATGCCAGTGGGCACCTTGGCGGTCCTGCTCTGCGAGTCGAACAGGATCTTGCCCTGGAAGAACAGGCTCGCATGCAGGTCGTACCCCGCCGCGCCGTCGGTCTTGCGTGCCAGGGCGATGGCCCCTGTGGTCGTTTTCGAAACCTCATACCTTCCACAGCCTTTCCAGCCCTCGCAGTGACCGGCCTCCGTCCACTCCAGGCCCCTCGTACAGCGACACCTTCCCCAGCCCGTAGCCCTCGGCTACGCGCTTCACCACCGGGTACACGATGCGCAGGTAGACCTCGCGATGCGTGTCGACCAACCGCTTTCCGCTGAAACACCCGTGTGGAGCGATCCGTATGTTCTCCTTGTTGCCAGCGAACCGCGCCCGCTGGAGTAGGGAGCACAGCGAGAGGATCCCAGTCTCCGCCTCCTCCCCCGTGAGTCGCTCGCGGTGGTGGCAATCCATCGCCCAGCCGAAGCCACGGTTCCCGCTGTTCCCGTGCCATGTCTCGGACCGCAGCGGTCGGTTCTGCAATAGCCACCCGTTCGAACAGATCGAGTGGTAGGGCGTATTCCGCAACCTCGACCACTGGCCGACAATCCTCGCGGCTGCTCGAGGGTCGGCGGGGAGAAGTTCGCGGATGTGGGACGGGATGTTCCCCGCCATGATCTCGCGCTCCCAGTGCTGCCAACCGGTTGGGCCCCACTTCTGCACTCCGAAGCCACCACGCACATCGGTCACGTGCACTACGATCAGGTTGATGTGCCTGACGTCGCGCCCTCCTGGGTATGCCTTCTCCTTGAGGATGGGCAGCCACCCGATGTCGATGCCTCGGTGCCCGCCGAACTTGCGAGGCTCGGGCGGAGTCTCGACGAGCCGGGCGAATCGCTTGAGCGACTCTACGGTCGCACGTGTCCATAATGGCCACATCATGGTGTGAGCATCCTGTCTCTGATTGTCGTCCCACTTGGTCATGATGCCCTCCTCGCTTTCTCCGTTTGGGCGCGGTTCTCAAGGAACAAGCCCACGACCCGCCCCCATCCAATGTTTACGTTCAAGACCTGATTCAGGTCGGGACATCCGACCGGGGCCACCGTGGGCGGCCCCTCCGTGATAGTCGGACGGCTCGGCTTCGGTGGGCACCTCGCCGCGGCTTCGTAGTGCTCCTTGGGGACAGGCTGACCGCGGCCCAGCAGCGTGTCAATGATGTGTTGCGCAGCTCCGGCGGAATCTTTGTTCGGGTTGGACCGCCACTCCTCGAGCTCGGCGTCGTACTCCGCCCACACCGCCCATTGCTGGAGCAGCACGACATCGTGGGCATAGAGCCCGTAGTCGTACCCACACAGCTGGTTCGCATACGCTCCGCGGATCTCGTCAGAGACGGCACGGATCCAGCTGGCCCGCAGACGGGCCTTCTCGGCCGCCGGTCGCGTCTGCAGCGATCGTTCGGACACTGCGGCGCCCGCACGCTTGAGCACGGCATCAAGGTCCTCGCACATAGACTTCATGCCCCAGCCCTCCGCAGCGCAGCTTGGACGGCCGGGTCCGCGTCGAACCGAGCCCGATCCTCGTCGGTGAGCTCGACAGCGAGAACCCCGGACAACTGCCCCTGGGCCGCCTCGTATGCCTCCATGCGGGCAGCCCAGCCCCCATCGGACCGGAACATCTGGCTGAGCCACGCGACCGGAATCCCAACGTCGTCCTTGCCGCCGCTCCGCCGCCGCTCCGCCGCTTGCTCGGCCGTGTACTCGACGACCCGCCAGACGTACTCGGCCCCGTGGAGCTCCAGGATCGGCCCCAGGTTGGCGTACGCCTTCCCGCCCCGAATCGGGCTGTCGAGCTTCACGCCCAGCCGCTCGCAGAGCTCGCCCCACTGGTACGTCGAATCGTGAGCGAAGCTTTGGGCTCCCCCGCCTCCCGCGCGTTCGGGTAGGGGTACGGGTACTGTTCCGGGTACCTGTTCCGGGTACGTATAAGCCCGGTCAGATTCAGATGGTGTATCCGACGGAGTAGAATCCTTCTCCGGATAGGGTATCCGCGGTTTGTCTGTGGGTTTTCGGATACCCACGCCGTCGGTTGGGTATCGCTTGAGGAATGCCCTTTGCACCTCGATGGGCTGAGCTGCGACAAGCCTGCGCGCCGACGTCCACAGCTTCGGGGACCGGCCTATCTGCTCGTCGGCTGCTTCGATGAGCCAAGCGATTTCCAGGTCGTCCCACCACACGACCCGCCCGCGCTTCTCGAGCTCGGCAAGCGCCTCGCGTGCATCGTCAACGGTGGCGTCCGGGTCAGCCTTCTTTGCCAGGCGCTTGAGAGAGCGCTCTAGGATGCCGACGATGTTGGCGAGACTCACCTGCAGGTAGATGGCGCGAGCCAGCGAGGACAGGCCAGCGGTCGCCTCATGGTCGAAAAAGTCGGTGCGCAGCTGTCGGAATGCTTTTGTCGATCCGCTCATATCCCGTGTCCCTTCAGCCATGCGATCGCCTGAACGCTTCCCTGCGCCACGTAGGTCGCCCAGCCGATCGAATCGAACTTGTCCAGCCATGCCTCTTGCTCTGGCGTCGCGTCTTTGCCCTCCGCCTTCATCTCCAGGGCGAGGCCCGCGAACCCTGGCACCTGCTGAAAGATCAGGATGTCAGGCACCCCAGACTTGACTCCCTGCTCTTTGAGGTGCCGGCGCAGGCCGTACCCGTGGGACGTCCCGGTCTCGTTGGGCACGTGCATCCAAATCGGTGGGTCGCGTCTCGTGTCCAGGTAGAGCGCCACGGCCTTTTGGTGGTCGCTCTCCAGCGTTGGCAACCGCGGGTCTCGGTAGCGCCCGCGCTTCTTCGGCCGTCGCGTGAAGCCCCGCGTCATAGGTCTAGCAACGCGAGGAGCTCGCGCCCTTTCTCCGTGGCAACAAGGCTCCCACCTTCGGGCTTGGCGAGCCCGTGGTCCTGCAGTTTCTTGGCGGACTGTCCTCCGAGAGCGCAGCGCTCGAGCGCTGCCGCAGCCCGGAGCAGTTCGATCTGCACTCCGGTGCGACCCTTGCTGTCACCAAGAGCGTCCCAGCGCCTCATGACGGCAAGGCCCTCGTCGGTGAGCTTGCCGATCCCGGAGATCCACCGTCGATGAGCGAACAGCCCCTCCGCCGTCGCCCAGGTGACAGAATCGGGATCCTCCCGGTACTTGGCCAAGTCTTTGATCGTGGTGTGCTTGAACCTCACAGCGCCCCCTCGACGAGTCGATAAAAACCCCTGCGAGTGCGCACCGCGTAGCCCCACAGCTCGAGCTCCCGGAGGCTCTTCGCGACAGAATCCTTGCTAACGAACGATGGACATCGCTCCTTCCGGACGCGGGCGAGGATATCCATGATGTGAACCTTCTCCGTGCCAAGGATCTCTACGATCAGCCGGCTGTTCCTGATCGCAGTCCGGCCGCCGTGGCCGTTGGGCTTTGATGGCGTTGCGAACCTGCGATCAGGATCGCGAACCCGAGGACTCGGAGCGCGCTCCGCCCGAGGCCTCCACTCTGGGACCGTGAGAGGGGCTCGTGGTGCCTCGGCGTAGTCCACCTGCACACCGCCAGCTTCTGCCCGATGCATGGCGAATAGGGCCGCGACCCGATCGTCGTGCTGCTGTGCTCGCTCCGCCTGGCGCGAACACGTCTGGCGCGAACACGTCTGCCTCTCGTCCGAGCTTGCGCCCGCGTATTCCTCTTTCATTCCCCCGTTCCCTCCCCGTGCAGCGCCGCTGCAACGCTCTTTCCGTATTCGACGTGACGCTTCGCCGCCTCAGCGTGTCGACGTGCAGCGTCCATGTCCCCGCCGAGCACGGCGAGGTAACAGCGCCTCGCCGATCGCAGCTCCGCGACGCGAGCCCATCCTGGTGTGGTGTCGCCGGGTGCTCCCAGGCTCTTCACGTCAGGCATTCGCTGCGCTCCCTTCCTCGGAGATCGCCTTGCGCTCCTCGGATGCCTCCGCCCTGTCTCGCTCTACCTGCTCCATGAGCCCGCGTGTTTCCTGCCGAACGAAGCGGTCAAGGGAGAGCCAGTCCTCGGCCGTGAGCCCGCGACCACCGTCAAACCTCCGCGTCAGCAGGTGGCGCTCGTACAGCTCGACCGGCGCGACTTTGTCGAAGCTGTGCTCCTCTCGGAACTTCTTGTAGGCCTCGGTGCTCTCGCGGAGCCTGGTCTGGGCCTCGGCGATCTTCGGGTCCCACGCGGGCTCACTCTTTGCAGGTCGGCCGTTTGGGCGACGTGGCTCGAATCCCTCATCAGATCGGCGGTCGACCGCATGCTCACCCTCCTCCGCCCGGTCGAGGTTGAGGAGGTGACGCAGGACGAACCCGTGCATGTAGGTTGCACTGGCGGTCACCGCCTTGTCGTAGGGCCGACCCTTGGACGCGATCGCGTCGCACTCGGCACGACCTGTGATGTAGCCGCCCTCCGCATGTGCCAGAACGAACGACTCAATCACGGTGCCGCATGAGAACTGAAAGCCGATATCGCCTTCCGGCGGGTCGCTGGCGTCGACTGTCCAGGTGGAAAGCACAGACAGTCCTGTGCCGGACATGGCGTCGCGGCTCGCCCGAATCATCGCCTCGGCCGTCGCGTACTTGTAGTGCTTCTGTGTGTTGGTACCGTCTTTGCCGACGGTCTGCGCCTGCGTCTGCGCCATTGCCAGCGCGGCGAGAAGTGGCGGGTTGGCGTGGGTCATGTCCAGAGCGTGGACTCGCGCGGACTCGTTCATCGCTTCTCTCCGGGGTTCCGTCCTAATCGTTCGCACAGCTCCTTTGCTGATGCAGAGCCAAGCCCGAACAGGGCGCCGACCTTGCCCCACAGTGGCCGCCACTTCGATGGCCGTATGTTTTTGATGGCCCTCTCGAGGAGGTCTCGATCTGTCATCGGACCGAAACCCCCTTAGCACCGCGAGCCAGCTCGAACCCAGGCACATTCGCGCCAGCCTTGAGCTCACGGAGAACGGCTCGGAGATCGACCTTGGTGGTTGTCTCGGACGACGCGAGTCCGCGAGTCCGCAGGGTGAGCAGCAACTCTTTCCCGAGCGGCTCTGTCTCCCGGGCAATCTCCCTGCCCATGGATGTTCTGACCTCGAACTGGCCGGCGCGGACGGTTTTCTCGTCGCGAAGCTCGGCGATCTTCAAGAGCCACCCCTTGGCCAGGCCTACGTTGCGCTTGCACTCTGCAACTCGCTCAGACAAGCGGGATTTTTCCTCCGCCATCATGCTGATCCGCGCGGCGTTCTCGGCAAGCCAGGCCGCGGCATCTTCCGCAACCTGCAGGGAGTCTTTCTCGATCCTGCGCTCCATCTCCTCGGCCACCTCTGTGACCTCGCCGCCGTTGTTTTCGTAGAGAGTTTCGAGCTCGGCAGAGCGCTCAAATAGTCGCCACGCGTCGCGTCTGTGATTTGGTGCTGTCATCGTCGTCTATCCCTCGGTGCTGTGGTGAAAAGGTGCCGGCATCGCGGCTAGGGCGTCCACATCGCCGGTCCTTGCGGAGGTTGGCCGTCCTGGCGCGCGGGGCTCATGCGGACTCGCTTTCATCGGGCGTCCACCCGTCGATGTTCTCGCCAAGCGCCGCGATCCCCTCGAGCCAAGTGCGAAGGGTGGTGACCTCGAGCTCTGTTGCGTCCACATCGCCGGTCCTTGCGGAGGTTGGCCGTCCTGGCGCGCGGGGCTCATGCGGACTCGCTTTCATCGGGCGTCCACCCGTCGATGTTCTCGCCAAGCGCCGCGATCCCCTCGAGCCAAGTG